CAGTCAGTTTTATAAAAGTCATAAGAACCTCTTCTGAATCCAGAAAATCCAAAGTTTAACGCCAGGTCACCATCATTCTCAAATAAACCATAAGAAGCAGCTTGAGTAGAAGCAAATCCACCATTAACAGCAGCAATCATATCGTCAAAATCAAGAGCAGTAGATCTAGATAAGAAAAGCATATTTTCTTCAATAGCACCTTGCTTGTCTAAGTTTTTAAGGATTTCATCAAAATCACCTAAAGCACCTGAACCAGGAGCAGCAGCACCAGCAAAACCAGAGTATACATTACCTCTTGCTTCGATAGCAGCAAATAAACCTTCAGAACCTTCAATATCAGTTGTTAAAGCAGCGTTAGCAGCTCCACCAAATTGATACTGGCTTTTAGCAGTATAAACAGTGTTGTTCATATCTTCAGCTTCAACCATGGCCATTTCTAAAGTATCTTCAAATCTTAGTCTTGTTTCAGACTCAGACTTTAAGTACCATAAATAACCTGATTGTCCATCTTCAGTAGCAACTTCTACCCAACCAATTTGAGCAGTATCAGATCCGTTAATTTGAAAGTTATCTTTCAATATCATTGGTCTGTTAGCATACTGAGTAAAACCTGGCTCAATAGAACCTTCCATTCCGATAGATCCTTTTCCAAACTCAGATCCATAAACGTATAAGTTTATAGCATCAGCTGTAGTTGGAAGAGCATTAGTAGCTGTACCGTAAAGTTTAACTTCTAATTCATCTTGCTTAGTACCAGCAGAATTTGTAACTTTTTGTACTAAACCTTTTTGTACTATAAGACCAGTAGCATTATCCGCCATTAAGACAGTTTGACCTACTCTTACAGCACCGTTAGCAGATTCAGCAGCAGTTAAGTTTAATGTAACTTTAATATCAGCATCAGCTAAGCCACCAGGAACAGCCACAGTTGCTTTTTTGTAAGCAATATGTAATCTGTTTTGTTCAGACCAAATTACTTGATCAGATGTCATAGGCATTTCAGCTCCTACCATTCTCAAGAAACCACCAATAGTTCGGTTTCCGTATCTTTCTATCTCAGCTTCATAAAGCTCAGGTAGATATTGTTGTGCGAAAGTTCCTCCACCAGCAGCATCATCAAATGATAAATAGTTAGTGTTTAAGGCTAATCTATTCTGAGCAGGAACTAAACTTGCAGGGAAAGACCCTGTATTTGAAAAACTCATGTTTTTATTTTTTAGTTTTTATTAATTGTTCTTTTTTCTTGTTTTAAATTTCAACTTAGAACTATCAACACCATTAACTGCTTTTACTTTCAAACCACCTATAAAAACATCACCATTAGAATTAGGTCTAGGTTCTGCATTTATATTGTTAGATTTAGCAACCATGTCTTTTACAGCATCGGCTTTGCCTTGCTCGTAGAAATGATTTGCTATTGTATCAGCATTTCTAGCTGCATATACAGCTTTATGGTAGCCAACAGTATCACTAATCTCACCTTCTTTGTTTAAGAACTTCTTAACAAATGTACTTAAGCTTGATTGCTTTTCAACAACTTCATTTGGGTTTGAAACATTATATCTAAAAGTTTTATCACCAACGTTAAAATCGAAACCTTCAAAATCTTCATTTAGTAACTCTTTAGTATTGTTTTCAAACTTGTCACGAATTTGTTTTACTTTCTCTTGTTCTTTGTTGTATCTATTGAAAAAGTCTAGTGCTTTTTTAGACTCATTACTTACGGTCGGCCTCAACTTGATTTCGTCGTAATACTTTTTTTTAGTGTCTTCTAAAAAACTCTTGGCTTTAGCAATTTCTTCTTTGAATGCGAGTTTCTTTTTTCTTACATCTCGCTCTTCATCCACTTCTTCATCATATTTAAAATTATCTTCCATTATAAAAGATATTTCATCGTGATCAAGATGTGGTTTAGTATTTTTGTAATATTCTCTTAATAGTGCCGTTTCATCTAATTGACTATAGTCTCTATTTAATCTAGTATAGTCTTCTATAGTGCCACCTGTTTCTTTCATAAAATCAACAAGCTTCTGTATATTTTCAGGCATAACAGGAGCTGGAGCTACTGGCTCTTTAGCTACTGGTTGCTCTACAGGCTCTACAGGCTCTACACGTTCTATTTCTTTTATAGGAGATTCAGCTACTTTTTCGGTGGGCCGTACTTCTTCAGCCACTCTTTTGCTACCTTCTTTGTTTCCTTCTTCTTTGACAACAGCATCGCTATCATTTGTTTTTTGTTCTTGAACGGCATCTTCTTTTAATTCTACTTTATTTATTTCTGGTTCTGGTTTTTTATCTAAATTAACTTTAACAGTTTCTTCTATTTTTTTAGTTAATTTTTTAGGCTTTTTAATTTTAAGAGGTGCCTTCTCTTTATCTTGAATTGTTTCTGACATAATATAATATAATAATTAATAGTTTTAAGACATGTTAAATGCACTTAAATCTAGACCTTCCGGATTTTCAGTTTCTGTAAAATTAGTAGGCGCCATATCATTTTTACGCTGACTAATCATTTCACTTTGCTGAGTACCTGATATTCTAGTTCTTTGATCTTTACGATCTTCTATAAACGATTCTCTCTCTTTGTCTCTACCAATTTTCAATTTTTCTAATTGAACATTGTGGCCAAATTGAAACTCCGCTAATTCTTTTTTAAGTTGAGACTCTGTTTGCATTCTTTGTATTTCAAACTGAGATTTTGCTTGTTCTATTTGAATTTGAGTCTCCGCTAAAGCTTGTTGTTTTTGCATTTCTGCTAATGCTGCTTTTTCAGCTGTTTGTTGGTTAGCTTGTGCTTGTGCTTGTATGTTAGCTTGTTGAGCTTTTTGTTGAGCTTCAGCTTTCTTTTTTCTTCTATATTTTAAAAACTTGTTAGCTAGTTGTATATTTCTAACTTCTCTAATATCTATAGCATCTTCTAAATCAATACCTCCAGACTTTAACGCTATTTGAATATTCTCTTCTAGCTTGGCTTTTTCTTCTTCATCTGGTTCTAACTGTAAAAATATGCCAAAGTCGTGTATGTTTAATTCGGTTAATTCATCTAGAGTTCCTACATTATATTGAGATATACTATTTTCTAAAGAAGCTCTTGTTAATGGAAATTTTAAAGAATCAGCTATTCTTAAAGATATATTTTCACAAGCTCTTAATGTTAGAAATAATTGACCTTCTAATATATGCCTTGTAGCAACATTTGAATTAGCTGCTGCAAGTTTTTGTAAACCTACTAAAGACTGCTTGTCTGGAAGTGATCCATCTCTAGCTTCGTTAAGTCCCGTTACATCTCTTATCATCTGTAGATAGTATTGATAAGTTTGTATAAGACTTTGTATTTTAGCACCACCTGATCCTGATTGTAATTCTTGTATTGGAATTTTACCTCTATTAGCATCTCCATCTATAGTTGAAGATCTACCTACTACACTACCAGTTTGAAAATACATGTTTAAAGCTTCTCTAGGATTGTAATTAGTACCATTACCTAAATCAACTTCTGCTAATCCATCTACATCTAAGAAAACACCATCTGGAACTACTCTTGATAATACTTGCTGTATTTTAAGATGAGTTAATTGAATCATATCAGCAAAGCCAGTAGATCGTGAAACTAAAGATTCGATTCTACCTTTATACATTCTAGGTGCACATATAGCATAATTTAAAAATACTCTATTAGTGTCAGCGTTAGGTCTTGTCATGTTTTCAGCTAACTTCCATTGTAACATCATAGGATGTCCTAGTATTTTAGCTCCACTATACAATGTCTCTATAGTTCTAGATACTCTTTCAAAATTATCATTTGGATCTGGATTAAAAGTATCAGGTTTTTCTAAAGCTTTTTCAAGACCAAAAGAATTTTTCTTAATTTTAAACACTTGATCTGAATATGTTTTATATTCAAAGTATAATACTTGAACTGTTAAATCATCTGATCTACCATTCCAGTTTCTTAAGTATTCTGCATTTCCTGGATATTTTTGTATAGTTTCCATTTCTTCGTCAGTTAAATTTGGAAACTGAGTTTTTAAATCTTGTAAAGAAACAGACTTAACTTCACCAGCATAATATAAATCTTCAAAATTAGGATCTTCAGTATAAGAGTAAACTAATCTGGCTGGATCAACATATTCTACACATACGCCTCTAGCTCTATCCCATCTAGTTTTCACAGCGCCAATACCAAGAACTGTTAAATCATAACAAATTCTTTGCCTTGTTAAGTCGTACTTGTTTTGATCTAATACTTGGTTTATAACTTCTTCTTCAGCTACTTCTACACTTTGTTTAAAATCCATTTGCAAATGTACTGCTAGCTCTTCTTTATCTTGAGGTGCAGAGTCAGGATCTACAGAATTAAAACCATCAACATTTAAAACAGCTTTAGCTTCATTTAAAAAATCTTTAGCTACTATGTCTGTCATTAATCCTTGAGCATATTTAGTTCTTCTTTGAGCACATACAGGATCTTGAGCAAAGGCATTTATTTCGTAACTTCTATCAGCAATGCCATTTACTACGATGTCTACAAACTTAGATAATACAGGTACTGGTTTCCAGTCTAAATTTAAATATGATAAATCACCATCTATAGCTAGTTCATCTTTATATTTTTGAACAGGTTGTTCTCCTCTGGCATATAGTCTTAATGTATGATAATGATTGTAATTAACAGCGTAACCAGACATACCAGCTCCACCTCTGTAGTTTCTAAACCATTCACCCTCTATTGCTCTACCCACAGCTAAACCATACTCTTCTGTTGCTTTTTCAGCATCAGGAACAACTTGATTTGGAAATGAACTATTATTACTAGTATAAATTTGCGCCATATTTATTTTATAATTTTTGAAATGCTTCCCTTATTGTCATATCTTTTAATTCCAAGATATATAGGTTGTCTTTTTAAATCGGGTACAGGTCTATATTGCAAGCCATAATAGCTAAACCAGAACTTATAGTAGCATCATGCTTTGTTCTATTGTTTATATTAAAAACTGCCCAATCTTCTAATGTTTTTTGAAGATACATATCACCATATTCTTCATTGTTTAATCCTACATATTCTTCAATATAAGATTCTATAGCAGCTGCATGAGCCTGCTTAATGTCTTCACTTGAGTTAGGTATTCCACCTATTTCCTTTTCTGTAGTAGATAACTTATTCCAAACTTTGTCAGGTCTATTCATAGAGTAGCCTCTATAACCTCTTCTTTTTAAATGATACAAAAGTCTAGGTTTGTTATTTTCACAGAGTATTGGCATACCATAAAATACCATAGCCATCAATACATCTTCAAAAAATATTTCAGCTGTTTGTGGTCTAGCTACATATTCTAAGAAAAAATGATTAGGCGGTGCGTCTTCCATTGAAAACTTAGTTAAACCATGTAAAGCTCCGTTAGATCCTTTACCGTCAACTGTACCGCTAATATCATAACTATCACAACCAAAAGCTCCAAGATGTTCATTTCCAGGGTATTTAACTCCACTCTTTATTATCACTCGATTTTGTAGGTTTTTAGGTGGTACCCAGGTTATTAAAAATCTACCATTATTATCTGGTATAAAATCTACAATAGTATCTTTAATACCATTTTGCCAAATAAACTTACCTTTAGTAACATTAGCTCTATTGTTAAATTCTTCGTTGTAATCTATTTGTTGATATATTCTAGTAAGATTAAATAAACTTTGTTTTGACTCATCTCTAAAAGCATGTTGCTCTGTTCTTGGAAATTGCCTGTAATATTCATTTAAGCTGTCTTGATCATTTTTTAATCCTTCAACTTCGTTTTCCCAATGCTCGATAACTCCCGTTGTAATTTCAAAACCGTCAACTCCTTTGACTGTATCTTTACCTCTAACGAAGACAGGTAATCCATAAGTATCGATGAATCCTTCGTAGTTCCACTCCATAGGAACGAACAAGCTATAGAGTCCAGAAGATGTTTGTCCGTTTCTATTTCTTTTAGTAACGTCTGAATTGTAGTAAAGTTTTTTAAAATTGTTTCCACCTTTGTCTAAAGCATTTGAGGTTGAGCCCATCATACATTTACCTACGATTCTTGATCCTAGACGTAATGTAGTTTTTGTAACTCTCCAGTTGTTTAATATATTATCAGGTCTTTCCCATTTACCACTTTCATCATGA